AGATAAAGCTAAGCGTAAGGTATGGGCTAAAGTAATTCAAAAGAGATTTGAATCTGGTTATCCTTATTTGTTCTTCTCTGATACAATGAATAAAAATGCGCCAGATGTGTATAAAGACAAGAAGATGAAGATACACGCCTCTAATCTTTGTTCTGAGATTGCGTTGCATTCAAGTAAAGAAGAATCGTTCGTTTGCAATCTATCTTCAATGAATCTACTTCATTACGATGATTGGAAAGGAACAGATGCTGTTGAAGTTCTTACATATTTCCTTGATGCTGTTATGTCTGAGTTTATTCGTAAGACTGAAGATATACCTTATATGGGAGCACCTCGCAACTTTGCACAACGGCAGCGTGCATTAGGTATCGGAGTTCTTGGATGGCATTCTTATCTGCAATCAAAAATGATCGCATTCGAAAGCCTTGAAGCTAAAGGTTTATGCTCTCAAATCTTTTCTTATATAAAAAGAGAATCTCATCAAGCTTCTGAAAGCTTGGCTGAAAAGTACGGAGAGCCAGAATTACTTAAAGGATATGGCCGACGTAATGTTACTACAATGGCAATTGCGCCTACGACATCAAGTTCATTTATTCTTGGTCAAGTATCACCAAGTGTTGAGCCCTTAAATTCAAATTACTTTGTAAAAGACTTAGCAAAGGGTAAATTCACATATAAGAATCCATACCTTGAGAGAGTCCTTGATAATCATGGTAAGAATAATCGTAATGTGTGGAAAACAATCCTTACATCGGGTGGATCAGTTCAGGGCTTAGACTTTTTGACCGATGAAGAAAAAGATGTGTTTAAAACCTTTGGCGAAATCTCACAAAAAGAGGTTGTTATTCAAACCGCAATTCGACAGAATTATATTGATCAAGCACAGAGTATTAATCTAATGATTCACCCTAAGACTCCGGCTAAAGAAGTAAATCAACTTCTAATCTTTGCTTGGGAACAAGGTGTAAAGACATTGTACTATCATCGTGGCACGAATCCTTCACAGGAACTATCACGTAACTTACTTAACTGCTCATCTTGCGAGGGATAAAATATGGCTATAGAAAAATTTAAATGCCCTGATTGCGGAACTGTTTACAACGTTGAATGGAATGAAGACGCTATGGTTGACTATATGGAGCCAACGTATTGCCCATTCTGTGGTGTAGAACTAGACAGATATCATGATGAAGATTACCAAGAAGAATGGGATGAATAAATAACTCTATGTGGAGTTATAAAGGTGAAGAGTTTACGACCGAAATGATCGGCGATAATATAGGATTTGTGTATATTGTTACCGATCCATCGGGTAAAAAATATATAGGTAAAAAGGGATTCTTCTCTAAAGTAACTAAGCCACCGTTGAAAGGAAAAAAACGTAAACGTAGATCATTGAAGGAGTCTGATTGGAAAACGTATTGCGGGTCAAGTGAAACTGTTAAGACTCTCGTAGAGGAGAATGGTTTAGATTACTTCAAACGTGAGATTTTACACTTATGCAAGACCAAAGGAGAATTAAACTATATAGAACTACGTGAGCAAGTTGTAAGAGATGTTCTGTTAAAACCGGATGAATATTACAATGCTTTCGCTGGAGGAAAAATCCACCGATCACACGTAAAGTCTCTATGGAAGTAATATAAAGGTTTACAATATGCTCTTTTTGGGGTATAATATATATTATGAATAAATTAAATAGAACGCGAGGTGCATCATTATAGTTTTAGATTACTCAGGAATAGCTGTAGCAGCATTCTTTGCTCATTCAAAGGGAAAAGAATCTCCTACAGAAGACATGCTTAGGCATGTAGTGCTCAATTCTATTCGTATGTATAATACGATGTTTAGAGAAGAATACGGCCAAATGGTTATCGCATGTGATGGTGGATCTTGGCGTAAAGATGTTTTCCCGCAATATAAGGCAAATCGTAAGAAATCTCGAGATGATTCTAATATGGATTGGAGTTTCTTTTTTGATACTTTGACTAAGATTCGTACCGAGATTTCCGAAAATCTACCATGGATGCAACTCTATATCGGTAATGTTGAAGCAGATGATATCATTGCTACGCTGGTTAAAGAAACTCAAGAGTTTGGCAAAAACGAAAAAGTCATGATTGTTTCGGCAGATAAGGACTTTATTCAGCTTCATAAGTATAAAAACGTAAAGCAATATTCTCCTATGAAGAAGAAGCTTATTACTGAGAAAGATCCGATTGGTTACATTCGTGAACATATCTTCCGAGGTGATTCAAGCGATGGAGTGCCGAATGTTCTTAGTAGCGATGATGTATTTGTTACTGAAGACGCTCGTCAAACTCCGCTATCTAAGAAGAAGATGCAAGTGTGGCTAGACAATTATGATAGATTATCTGAAGTAATGCCAGAGAATGCATATCGCAATTATCAAAGAAACCAAAAGGTTATTGACTTAGACTTTATTCCTAAGAATATACAAGAACAAATCATTGAAACATATAATAATACAAAAATAGCTCCGAAAATGAAGGTACTGAATTATTTAGTTGTTAATCGTTTAAACAATCTAGTATCCTCAGCTTCAGACTTTTTTCCTCATGAAAACAAATAAAGAAAAACTACTACACGAGCTTTTTGAAGAAGCTCAAAATGCTAAAACTCGTGATGAGCGTATCACACTATTCAAAGAGAATGATACATTTGTCCTTAGAACGATCCTTCAACTAGCTTATAATAAGTCTATTGAATTAGATTTTCCTAGCGGTGCACCGCCGTTTAATGCTAATACCAATCCAACTGGATTAGAACCAGTTAGACTAAAGAACGTGATTAAGCCTCTTGGCAATTGTGTAAAGGGCAATAAGATTGCTGGATTTAAGAAAGAAAAGATCTTGATTAGCATTCTTGAGTCAATTCACAAAAAAGATGCGGATATCATCATTGCAGCAAAGGATAAGAAACTTGCCAAGCTCTACAGTAAAATTACTGAGAACCTTGTTGAAAAGACCTTCCCTGCACTGTTAAAATAAATATGTACATATCCGCGATATAATGGTATAATTATATCTTAATTATGAATATCTTCGCATTATCTCCAGTACCCGAGCAAGCCGCTAAGTGGCATTGTGACAAGCATATCCCAAAAATGATCGTTGAATCAGGTCAAATGTTATCTACAGCACATCGTATTCTAGATGGAACTATGGATCGCAGACCATCCAAATCGGGTAAAACGATGTCTAAATATTGGGAACTGGAAGATAATCGCGAAGATATTCTATATAAGGCAGTCCACGTCGGCCATCCATGTACGGTGTGGACCATGGAGTCTCATTCGAATTACAAGTGGCATTATAATCTTTTTAAGTGTCTTTGCGCAGAATATACGCATAGATATAATAAGATACATTTAACAGAACAAGTATTACTAGATATTCTTAAAGATCCACCACAAAACATCAAACGGTCATTTATGACTCCATTTGCTCTTGCTATGGGTGCAGAACCAGATTGCATTGACCATAACGATTGTATTGGTTCATATCAAAAATTCTATCAAACAAAACAAAAGCGGTTCGCTATGAAGTGGACTAAGCGAGAAACACCACATTGGTTTAAAACACTATGACATACGATTACTATTGCGATAAATGCGATAAGACATGGGAAGAAATACATCCTATCGCCGAACGAGATACGTCAGTTGGAAAAGACTGTCCATGCGGTAAAGGCGGAAAGGTTTGTCGAGGAGTATGTGCTCCTGCACTTTCATTTGAAGGTTCTGTATCAGCTATTAGAAAAGCTGGTTCAGGATGGAACGATGTACTAACAGGCATTAAGAAAGCTTCTGGCAAAGATTCTAAAATTGATCACTATTAATGAAAAGAAACAGAAAGAACATTAGAGAAAAAAGAGCGCGAAACGAAGAAGACGCATTTGATCGTAAAAAACGACGTAAAGAAAAACGCGATAAAAAAATGTTTTCTAATCAGTATGAGCACGAATTATACCTTGACAATATAGATTATTATGATGAAATTAATACGATCGAAGACTTTCAAACACAATAGGGTTGAACTTGGTTATGATGATCTGAATGCTGAAACAAAGGAAAGTGGCAATAGATCATATACAACTCCGGATGGAGAATCATATCCCTCAATCACTACGATTCTTGGCTATTTTACAAAAGCTTCGATCATGGAATGGAGAAAGCGTGTAGGAAACGAGGAAGCAAATCGCATTAGTCGACACGCCTGTACTCGAGGTAACGCACTACACAACACAGTTGAGAGATATATTAATAACGAAGAAGACTTCCTTCAAGGTGAAAATATGCCTCATGTCTTACAGCTTGTAGGAGCGGCCAAAAGTGTATTAGATGAGCGTTTAGATTCAGTCGTTCTTCAAGAATGTCCGCTATATTCTACTCAATTGCGAACTGCTGGCCGAGTAGATCTTATTGGTGAATTTGACGGTACATTATCGATCATTGACTTTAAGACATCAAATAGAGTAAAAAGCTTAGACGATATCCAAGACTATTTTATTCAAGCTTGTGCTTATTCAGTAATGTTTGAGGAACGAACTGGAACACCGATCGATCAATTAGTAATCCTAATGGTAGTTGATGGTTCGAGTGAGCCGCTTGTCTTTATAGAAAAGACTGATGATTGGCTTGAAAAAATGGTCAACAAAATTACTAAATATCATGCTGAAAACCCTAGCTGAGTATATTCTTCATCTAAAGGATGTAATGCCTTTAGACATGTGTCAGAAACTAATCGAAACGTATGATTCTGTTAGTCAATCGGACCCAAATTACGTAAAACGAGAGAGTAAGATATTTGATTTTGCTGAAATCAACATGCTTGATCACGACGCATTTGTTGAGTTTCGAAAGCCGATGGGTGAGTTGATGAGATCAGTCAATAATTTCTATATGGACAAGACACATAATGAGTTAAAAGACAGACTCGTTTGTTATGAACCAATGAAGGATTATGAAGCTCCACGAATCAAGAGATATGAGCCTAATCAGGGAATCTTTGATTGGCATATTGATGCTGCTGATCAAGCATCTTCAAAGCGAGCCACAGTCATGTTTTGGTACCTTAACGATGTAGCAGAGGGTGGAGAAACGGTCTTTGATGTTGGCCAAGAAGTGGCGATTAAGCCTGAAGCTGGATCAGTAGTATGTTTTCCTCCTACATGGCAGTACCCACATAAAGGTGCCACACCGATTTCTGGACCAAAATATGTGATATCTTCATATGTTTGGCTGCCAGAAAATCATCCAATGTGTGACTAATTTTGTGATTTTTTCAATCAATTTTCGAAAAAGTGCATAAGTGATTGATAGCCAATAGTATAATATCTGTGTACAAATGTACTGCGATATGGTATAATATATACATAATCAAGCTAAAAGTTATGAATATTACAGAAAAACTATTCTTCGAATCACACATCACATATTCCAACTATACCGAAAATGTAGTTACTGCTGGAGTATGGATTGGTAAAGGTATTAACGATGTTCTTGAAGTTCGCGGTAGCGATAAACAAGAAGCAGCAGATAAGTTGTTCGTTGCTTTTAAGAATAGCGGTCATACTCTTCACTAATTTTGTGATTTTTAAAACGAAATTTTTAAAAAGTGCACAAGTCATTAACAGTCAGTTAGATAATACTAGTGTACAAATACACCCAATATGGTATAATTAATACTGTAACCAACCAATAGATTATGAAAACAATAAAAGAAACTATCCTTTGTGCCCTTGCCGGTGCCCTTTTTGCTGCCATGTTTTACTATGGCTTGACCCTTTCAATTTCTGCTTAATATCACTATGACAAATAAAATTACATACGAAGAATATGACATGATGTGGTTTGATCTCCGCGAAGGAAAGATCAGCGAAGAAGAGTGGAGAGCATTCTGCGATGAGCTTTTCCAGCAAGAACTTGAGCGTAACAAGGACGTAATGGTTCGCCTTAAGAATCGCTAAATAGGAACCCTGATATAATATAGATATGAGCAGATACGACACACCACACTACGCCCGATTATTCAGAGATGAAGCTAACACTGCACACGATGCCGCAGTGAAGAATAGAGACGAGAAGAAACATCTTCGTGATACTCTTACTGAGATAATGAAAGCCTTTAAGGGTGACTTAGTCTCGCA